TCACAGAATTCATCTAGATACTTACGTCTTCCAACTTTTAGAATTGCTTCTTGAATACCGCTCTGAGAAGTACCAATTCTGCGATTACGCTTGATAACGTCGTTAGTTTCTCTCCAATGTGTAGGAACTAATGTAACTGTTTTAGCATATAGATAAGCAAATTTTAGAGTTCTCTGGAAATCCCAATAGTCATTGTGCTTAGCTGGATATGTTTCTACCAAGCAGCATAGTTCATAAGGCTCAAGAGATTGTTCTAAGCAAGGATTGCCTCCGCGAACTCTGCTATCTTTCCAATCTGCTGGATCTTTCATACGGCCATAAGCTTGCATATTCTCTAACCAAGCAAAACCTGGCTCACCATTTATGGCAATACTTTTAGCAGCTTTGGTATAATCCATACCAATTCTAGCAAATAGTGAGTTGTTAGATGCCCAGCGCCATCCACCAAACTTGTAAGCCCACTCAGCGTCTGAATACTTTTTAGCAATTAGTGCTCTTGAGTTCCAGTCACTGTTATAAGTGTTATAGTCTTCTTCGTTTAGGCCTTTTAGCTCAATAGGAGCAACTGATCCAGTTTCTACTCCAAATTGCTGCCAATCTTTCATTGTCGTAAATTCTTCATCTTCTGGTTCACCAAAAGCAATTTCAGCAGTACGACGAACGTTTCCAGCTACAACAATTTTACCAATAATATTCATTATGTCGGTAATATCTACAGAAGTTAATAGAGTGTTTTCGCTACGAGCACGAGCGTCTAAGATATCTCTAATGCCGTAAAATCCTTGAACTAGCGGCTCTGGTCCAGAAGCTACACCGCCAAATCCTTTAATTGGTTCTCCGTAAGCACGTACTAAGCTAACATCAGGCTGAACTGGATTAGAACCTTCTTCTAAATAAGAGTCGATCAAGCAAGAAATAAGTTCTACCCAACCTTCACGGCTATCTTCAACAGTAATAACTTCAAGATCACCAGTTGGTACTGATGAAGCTATCTTGCCAGCTCCTTTAGTATCAAAACCTACACCAACTCCTACCATGCTCATATCCATTAAGAATGCAAATGGTTTTGATAGTTCTGCGTCAATATTTTCGGTGCTAACAAAAGCACAGTTATTTAAACAGGCTCCACCTTTTTCCCATACAAAGTCTGTACCCATCATCCAAAGTCCGCGACCTGGAGGAGTCCATTTAAAGTTGTATAGTCTGCCAGCTGCTTCTTCTGCTAACTTGTGAGCACGCTTTTCATCCCAAGTGTGGCCTGAGGTAATAGAATGAGTTTTTAGGATAGAAAACATACCCTCAATAACTCTGACAACACATTCAGCCCATGTTTCTAGTTTTCCATTATCTTTTTTTCTGGCATATGTTCTGTAATAAGTAAAAGCAGATAAACCACCATACCCCCAAATTACAGGTGTAGCATTTAATTCGTCTTTAAAAGTTTGCTTTAGTTTAAAGTTAATTGGATTTTTTCCAATTGTAATCATTTACGTTCTCCTTACGCATAAAAGAATCTATCCGCTCCCTCAAGAGCGGATAGTGCTTATATTATTTCTTTTCTCAATCTCTATTCGTGGAATTAGAGGGTGAGAGTAGTCATGTGATATTAAAAAGACATTTAAGTCTTTTTCTTCTTGAAGTACTTCAAACAAGCGTTCTTTACCTGTTTCATCTAATACTCCAGTTATTTCATCTAAAAATAGTAGATTTATACTTTTACCGCCTATTTTAGATAGAGTTCCTCTAACAGCTAATAAAACAGAAGTTTGTACTCTAGAAAACTCTCCGCCAGAAAGAGAATCTATACTTACCTCTTCACCATTATTTATAACAACTATATTTAGTTTATCGCCAGTTAGTCTAAATAATACTTGGAATTGTCCATCGCTAAGTAGCGCTAGGTAGTAGTTTATACTATCTTCTAGTTGCTTTGCTATATTCTCTAATTTATAAGCTACAATTCCAGAAGTAGAAAAAGCTTTTCTTAAAACAGTTAAGCTACTTATCTCTTCTTGAATAATAACTATATCATCTTTTATCAGCTCTTGTCTAGCTTTAAAATCTCTAATTTGCTCTTTTAGGGCATCTATTTTAGCGTTTCTAATTTTAACACTTTCATTAAAGTTAAGAGCTTCGTCCCTACTTTTCTTTTGTGATTCATAAGTAGTTTTTAATGCTTTTAACTTATTGGATATATCATTAAAATTAGGATAGTCTTTAGGTATGCTATTATCTATAAGTTGAGATAATTGAGTAAACCTATCTATCGCTTTAGTGTTGTTATCATAAGCTTTTTTATCGCTAGCATTTTTAGCTATAATATTAGATAGTTCTTTTATATTAGTTTTTCTTGATTCTATAGACGCAGTTAAAGCTTCTACTTCTTTGCTTAATTCAGTACTTAGCTCTTTAGACCTAGAGTTATCTATTGATTGTTTACAAGCATAACAGTGATCAGAAGTATCTAGTGATTGTAAATCTTTTAATGCTTTTGATTTACTAGATTCTTCTTTATATAGAACACTCTTTTCAATCTCTAATTGTTCTAGTATCTTAGGATCTAGGTCTGCGTAGGACATTGCTACATCAAACTTTATACTTTGCTGCTCTTGAATATACAAATTGTTTTTATCAATATTAGAGCAGATAGACTTTTGCTCAGTTATCTCTGCTTGTAGTTTATCTATTTCAGGAACTAATAGCTCGTCAACTGTTGGAACTTCGATAGGCTCTGCCTTTTCTGGTAATTGATTTTGAGCCAGAAACTGCTGTACTGTCTTAAGTTCTCCATTTTTACCTGCTAGCTCTTTTTCTTTAGCGCTATTCAGAGTTTTTAACTCATCGCCTATTTCTAGGTACTTAGAAAAGTTAAATAGATTTACTAAAAACTTCTTTCTGTTAGTGTCCGTAGCTTTTAAGAACTCTAATAGGTCCGTACTACTTTGATAAGTGAGTTGGCTAAATGTTTCAAAATCTCTTCCTATAGAATTAGATAATTCTTTATAAGTATCTAATACTTTATGCTCACTAATATCTTCACCGTTTTTAACAATAGAAACTTTAGTAGATGCACCTTGTCTTTTAGATGTTAATTCGTACTCGTCGTCATCAATACTGAATACTAGTTTAGCTTCCCAGGTCTTTGCATTATTATATTTATTTAATATATCAGACTTTTTTAAGCCTTTAACATTTTTATTGTATAGCAGTTCTTGTATTATTAAAGCTAAAGAACTTTTACCACTGCCATTAGGAGCTGCTAGTTGTGTTATTTTATTTTGATTTAGTATTAGTTTATTATTTGGTCCATAGCTAAACATATTACTAAATTCTAATGTTTTTAATACTACTCCCATTATTTTATACCTAATTTAGAAAATAGCTGTAGTACGCTATTCTTATTTTCTACTTTAATAAAATCTAGATACAAGCTAAGCTCTTCTTCTAAAGTTTTATCTGTTAAGTCTAGTACAGAGTTTTCTGTAGGCTTATCAGCTATCTTTTTATCTAAAAGCTCGTGATTCTTAATTTTGCTTAGATTATCAATAGTCCCAGTAACCTCATAAACAACGTGATGAAATTTATCTGCTACTAGCTCTTTTGAAACATCCACTGTTTTTCTTATAAGTTTAGGAAGCTCTAGGTCAACAAATTCTACTGTATAATCGTTAGGTCCCGTATAGTTTATTATGTTAACTCCATACTCTCTACTAGCATCTCTATCAAAAGTTGTATTGATAGGACTACCAGAATAATATACATTATACTCTTTATACTTATGATTAAAATGTAAATCTCCTAGTAGTACTAATGGCCAAGGTTTTAGCTTATCAAAATCATATTCAGCTGTAATATGTGGAGGAACTTCTCCTCTGATATGCGTAACAAGTATGTCTCCTTCTACATAAGATGGAGTATTACCTATTTGCATTTCCCCATAAGGAAATAACTGAAATCCTTGACCATTAATAACTTTTCTAGCGTTTTTAGTATGAAGAATAAAATTAGGATTATTTATAGCATTCTCTGTTTGAAAATGCTCTAAAAACGTATTACCTTTTGTAGAGGCTTCATGGTTTCCAGGTATAGCAAGTGTGGGCTTTGTAACAGAATTAGCATAGCTCAGAAATACACAAATCTCATCAGGCTCTGGCTTTTTATCAAATATATCTCCAGCCAACACAACAATATCACAGTCTTGTTCTAACTGTAACAATTTTTGAAATAAAGCGTTAAATCTATTTAATTGCCATTCATATGGGATCTTCTTCTTGTGAAGATTTATATGAATATCTGCTACATGTAAAATTTTCATTATGCCCTTTGTAGTATGTTTGCTAGATTACCTTCAAAAGTGTAACTTCCAACGTGATTTAGTTTAGTATTAGGATCAACCCAAATCTCACCGCCCATGCGTTGCCATCTGCGACAGAAAGCATAATCTTCAGATAGATAGCGTCTATCTACTGGATCGATTTCGGTATCCCAGAAAGCGTAGCAGTGTGGATTAAACTTTGGATCAATAGAAGAATCGTTTTTATAGTGTAGTTCTGGGAACTCTTGTACCATACGTTCAATAACTTCACGCTTTACAATAAAGAATCCGGTAGATGCATCTAGCACTTCTACTGCTCCCATATGAGTTTTAACCCTTCTAGTTTCTGGATCTGCTTTTAGATTAATAGCATAATCAGCACCGTAAGTAGCTATCTGCTCAGTCTTACCTGATTGAACAGCATTTTGTACTTGCCCCCAATTAATTGTCTTTTTAGGATATGCACCTGCAATAATATCTTTATCCATAGCAAGCATTCTAATAACTGCATCAGGATCAAATTCAATATCCGCATCAATAAACATAAGATGTGTGCAGCTTTTATCTTCTAAAAACATAGCTGTTAGAATATTTCTAGCACGAGTAACTAGACTTTCATTTCTTAGTGTAGTAATTCTGAAACGAATTCCATGTTGCATTAGCACTTGCGACATTCTAAACATACTTAGAAAGTATTGGTCGGTTACAGCACCACCATAGCATGGAGTAGCAAAAAAGATATTCATTTTTCTTAGAAAATTCATATCAATAGTTACTTTATCGCCTTCAATAGAACTAAATCCTGCTGGCAGATTATTAGTATCAGTCACAGTAGCAGACGGGGCTCTTTCAAGCCCCGAATTCGCTGCTAAATCTTTTAATGATTTTTTGCTCATAGATCTTCCATTCCCTCAGTGCTATTAAGATCTCCAGCAACTTCTTCTGTAAAGTAACTAGTATTTTTTAGCAACCATTCTTTTTGTTCCTCATAAGTTTGGCGCTTGAAGATCGTGTCAAGGCTAAACAGTTCCATTTCTTTCTCAGCAGCAGTCAATGGAATAGTATTACGACTAGGCATAACTGTGTATTTTACGTTTTGTGGTTGTGGGCCTGTCTTTTCTCTTTTAATGGTAATATCATAACCATTATCAGCATCTGCAGGGCTACCATAGTCAGGATTCATTGCATAATCTACCAATTGTTTGTAAATAGTAGTTTTTAGATCTAGAAGCTTTGGTTTGCCATCTTTTCTATCAATTACATTACAAATATATGCAAATTGAGGTTTTTCTGAATAGATGTAATCAGGCAGTTCTTTGATAGGATCTCTGCTAGAGTTGAATTGCTCAGTTTCTCTATCGAAGCTTAAGCACTCTAAAGGATACTTTTTACCTTCATTAGTTACTACCCAGTAAACATAACGAGGCATAACAGGTCCTACGAATCGTACTCTGGTTTCAGCTCCGTCAATGCGGATTCTTTCGATATCGCGTGAGTTGTTAGATTGTGCTTGCGGTTTTTTAAGTTGTGTCCAGTCTCTTCCCATTTTTAATTCTCCAGTGGAAATATGATTTTATCTTTGATCTTACGTATCAAAGGGTTTGTGTGGTATTGCGGTTCTACGTAGTGTTCAGGTATCCAGTTGTTTTCATTAGTAATAGATCTCTGACTTAATATATAAAGATAGTCACTTTTATGCTTTGCAGAAAATCTCATGTGTAAAAAAGAACAATCACGTATGTAGCTTTGTGGTTCGATAGTTTTGTAGTGAGAAAATATTCCGGTTCTATGAATTCCTATATACCCATAGTTCATAAGAGTACTAGGTATTGTGTCTAGAAACAGTTTTTTCTTTAATAAGGCTAAGCTGCCTGATAACGGCTTATTCAATCCTACACATAGAGCAAATATGAGGATAAGTTGTGATTCAGGTACTTTTGTTATTGATGTTATTTCACACCAGTTGTATCGTATTACCATAATATAATTTTAAATAGCATTAGTCAATATTAATTTTACTATCAAATACTGATTTAATTTCTTGATCTAATTGATTAAACACTGAATGCCAATCTCTTAGTTGTTTTTGTCTTATGTTAGTAATTGAAGGATACCAAGGACTATCTCTTCTATCTATTAGCCATCTCCAATCAGGTGAATAGGCATGTAGTATATATGTTGGTATATTAGAACTACCAGCTAAATGAGCTATCATAGAGTCTACAGTTATTACTATTTTACATTTTTGCAATATTACTAGTGTATCATCTAGAGTTTTTATTTTATCACCGTGATAACTTATATTACTAATATAAGATAAGTCTTCGTCATTGTCTAATTGTAAGTTGATAAAGCTTAGATGGCTATTGTTTTGTACAAATTGCTTTATATGCTTTATTGGTATTGATCTATTTATGTCATTGTTATGAGATTTAGAGCCTTGCCATAGTATTCCAATATCGTACATTGGTAGTTCTTGCACATCTTTACTAACTTCAAAAGCTTTAAAATTAGGTATAGCAGGTATAGTATCAATACTTGTTCTAAATATTCTAGGCAAACTCATAAACGATACTTTATACGCATATTTAGAATAGTCGTTTTTGTGCCAACCTCTTACGAACGAGTCTTTTACAAAATCACTATAGTTATTATGTAGAAAACTTCTAAAAGACTTAGGTTCAGCATTAGCATCATCCCATTTAGCATATTGGTTAGCTATTATTTCTATATCAATATTAGCAGCTCGTGTATGCACCAAAGGTATATACCTAGAAAACTGTAATAAATCGCCTAGTCCTTGTTCTTGATATATAAGCAATTTTTTATCTTCAGGTATAGGTTCACCATTCCAATTAGGTATATTATAGTTTTTTAAACCTTGAAACTGTTGCGTGTTTAATCTAAACTCACAAAGCCTCCAACCTTTTTGAAAATCACCTTTTAGTAACTGTAACATACCCTCTTGATAAAGTGAATCCATTACAATTTCATGTTCTTCAGATTTTTGGGCTTTTTGACAACATTGTATAGCTTCGTCAATATTCATTAAGCTAGAATGAGCAGAAGCTAAATTTTTATTTATAAGGGGATCACCAGGACTAAAATCTTCTGCTGAATTCAGCAAAGCTACAGCTTCTGAGTAATTATGTGTAGAAAGCAGACTAGCTCCCCAACCTGTTAATATATCTGTAAGCATTTGTATATGCTCACTAGAATTATCAAACTCAGCCCTAAGCATGTGGAACGCTTTAGAGAAATTGTCTGTAGCCTTTAATTGCTTTTCTAAATTTCCTTTGTATTTCTTACTTAATACTAATGCGTATGTTAAATAATTTTGAGGTCTTTTATTATTAAGCAGTAACAACTGTTCTGCACATTCTTCTGCTTTAGAAAATTCACCTAACTCTAAATAGCTAGAAGCTAAACCAGTTATAGCATCTTCGTTAAGAGGATTCTTTATTAAAGATTGTTCAAAATAGCTAATTGCTTTTGCATGATTATTAATAGCCTGCTCCTTCCAACCTCTAATAAAAAAAGAAAAATAATGTACACTACTAAGTTTTCGCTTTACTAAATTAATAGCCTTATCAAAGCAACCTGCATTAGCTAAATCAATGGCATTATTAATAACGATTAATTCTCTATTGTCTCGTAGTTTTGTTTTCTGTACCATTCTAATCTACCTTTTTGCTGGTTGTATACTATAGGACCTGTTAACCAAAAATCTATTATAAGAGGATCTTTTTTATCAGGATGTTTTCTTAGTATTCGCCCTATTCTTTGTTCTAGTTTTGCATAGTTATTGCCGGGACACGTAAACATAAGCGTATCTAATCTATGACAACTAATACCTTCATCAAAAATCTTGGTAGATAATATAGCCGAATATTTAGTACCTGCATTTTTTAATATATCTTCTCTCTGAGCATTTTTAGTACTACCAACCAACAATACACTTCCTGGTATTCTGCTTTGAAGCTCTTCTAGCATTTCTATTCTCTCACTAACAATGAGAGGGCATCTTCCATGACTTATTTTATCTCTTGCAGTTTTAGCTATTAAATCTAAGTACGAGCTGTTTTTAGCTAATTTTGTTAGTTGCCTAGTCCAATCTCTGTTAGGATTAATAACTCTAAAAGGTATATCAGTCTGTATTACTTGTACGGTAGCGGATAACTTATCTACATTTTCAGCAATTATTCTATTAGGACCAAAGAAGTCTGGTAAAATTATGTGTAAGCCATCTTTTCTAATAGGAGTGGCACTAAGCGCTATTTTAACTCTAGCATTTACGCCATTAACAGCTCTACTAAACGTCTCAGCTGGACATAAGTGTGCTTCGTCAACAAATAAAACTTCAAACTGATCCATAACCTTATCTAATCTAGTTAGTAATGATTTGTATATGGCTATAGTTATTGGCTTTATACTTTCTTTTCCATCACCAATAAATCCTACTTCTTTTACGTCTATTAGTTCTTTTATAGAATCTAACCATTGATAGGCTAATAGTTTAGTATGACATATAATAATAGTTGGTTTTTTATATGTACCAATTAAGTAAGTACCTAAATATGTTTTTCCCCAGCCGCAATCGGCTTTAACTAATCCACTGTAAAGCTTGTTATTCTGTAATAGCTTATCAGCAACCGATTGCTGTTCTGTTTTTAGTTTACCTTTAAAAGCCCATTCTTGAACATCTGTATTAGCTCTTAGATCTTCAAGTTCTAGTATGTCTAGCTTATGCCAAGATCCACTGGGAACGCTGCACATTCCAGTTTCTTCATCATACTCTAGAGTAGAAAAAAAGGTATCACCTAAGTTATAG